GGCGGCGGCGGTGGTGGAGATGACGGAGAAGGTGGGGGTCAACCTGGAGACGCTTACGCTAACTTTGCAGCTCAGATGGCTGCGCAGAATAACCCTCTAACTGCTGCGTACCAGGGTTTATCCTTGATGCAAGGCGCTTTAGCGGGCGCAATTGGACTTGAGGGTACGACTAAAGCTAGTGCTCAGTTAGGTATTCTCAAGGAAGCTCTACAACGAGCACAGAAAGACGCCACTTTACAGGCTTCAACTGCGGGTTATTCCGCAGGCAAGGGTATTGATACTCTCTACAACCTCGGACAAGGTCGTCTAAGCACCGAACTCTTAGCTCCTCAGTTTCTTCAGCAAGCAGGTTCTGCTGCACTAGCTGGACAGAACCAATTAGCTAATCAGCTTGGTACCACGAACATGGGTATCCGGGCTTACCAGGAACAAATTCTGGGAGATATTGCGAATAAACAAGCTCAGACTATGGATAGCGTATTCCAGACTCGAGCTAAAAATGAAGGTGCATTAGCTCTCGGTGCTCAGGCTGCTGAATCAGCAATGAACCTTGATAAAGTACGTACGCTTGGGGACCTGGCCCGCACTAAAGCTGCGACTAAAGGCCAGCTGGCTTTAAAGAAATTCGGAGCTAACCAAGCACTTGCCGGTACCCGTATGTTTGCGTGATCAAATCCACCATTGGCGATTCAACTACGGTTGGCGCTTGGCTTGACTCTCTAGACAAATCTCAGAAAGATGCGTTCAAGCATTATGCAAAGAACGCCACAAGTGATATTGAAGCGTACCTTTATGCCAGGTTTTTGAAGCCTGGTTATCAGGGCTCTATTTCAGATCTGACCGCGTGGGTACAAGAAAAATACCCTAAGGAAGATTTACGCAAAGTTTTGCTTATTGAGATTGATTCGCTAAAGACAGATCTACACAACGTCCGTCAGATGACTTTGACTGGAATGTTGGATCATGCAACAGCGGCAACCAAAATTGCAGTTTTACAGAAAGAGATACGCTCGCACATTCAAGCGGTTAGGCAGCTCACGGATGGTCTAGATCGACGCGGTCTTCTACTTGCTGGCGCTGATCGCTGTCTCCGCGAACTGCTCAATAGTTTTGACGACGCTCCTACGATGCATTCACTGATCGAAGAAGCGTCGCTCGTTGTGTGGTCTGTTATCGAGAAAGAAGAGAAGTCGTAAAAGTACGACTTCATCTACTTACACCTTATCCGTTAAGCTCATAATGTTGTCAATATGAGTTCTGAAGATACCCATAAAGGAATCGTTTACTCCTAACGACATCACAAGCTCGCCGTCTTCCTCAAAACAACCAAAGGGAAGGATACACGCGGGTTGATTAGAAATATCATTGCCCACGGGGTCAGTCCAAGTGATTAATTCGTCATTGGTTGAACCGACGAATAATGGTTCTTTCATCATTCGAGTGATTCTGGTTAGATCTTTATCCAACGTATATACACCCAGGGCATACATTAGATAGGGTCGCCTGTCTAGCTCATGAACCATATACTTCCAGTGATAGAACACAAGCCACTCGTCACCAACTTTTATCGGAGCAGTGCTATTAAAAGTCGGATGTTCGCCTGTGACTTGTTTTAGGCAACTAGCATCGATTACCTTTTCATCCTTACCCGGAGTCTTAATGACAATAGGCTGCGTGGAATAGAGGAGACGCAAATCCTCCCCGTCGGAGAAGAAGCACCAATTCTTCTCTGTTTTACCCTCTTCTAAGTTCTGTCCAATAGGAGGGAAGAATTTATCTTGAAGGCAACCAAACTCATCGATAACACCGGTACAAACTTTAGGTGCCTTGAGCATCTTATGTTTACTGGTGTCCCATTTAGTTGCGTAGGTGCTGGTGACAAACTGACAAAGTAAAGAGTCATCAGGCGCGACGAAGATTCGAGGATCTTCGTAACTGAGTCGATGAGGCTTGTCGATCAATTTTCGTGGAGCGATAATCGTATCGTCAGAGACCATCTGACCGACCCAAATATCAGTAGGTGTATTGTTGTAATAGAAGTACTTCATATCATGCCTGAACACAAAGTGTTCTGGCTGAGACCTCCACGCGATAAGAGTCGCCTCCTTATGCCTGATTACACAAGGACTGAAGTTAGCAACACTCCCTTCAGGTAGACCACTCGTGATTTTTGTGAAGCTTCCTCCGATATCATACGCTTGGTCAAATACAGAGGGGAATCCCGAGTTGCTAGGGGTATAAGCCTTTTGGACTACTTTGTCGTAGACAGTTCGGTAGCGGTGGAATTGAACAGTCATTTGCTTAGCTCCTGGATAGCGGCGTTGAATCCTTCTGCAATGGCCTCCCATCGGTAGGCAGGGTTTTTAGTTACTTTGTAACAAGCTTCAGCTGTGTGTTCGTAATAGGTTTTGTCCTCGTAAAGTTCGGTAAGTTTTACCGCCGCATCTTTAACGTCGATAATACCTCTTTCAACTGCAAGGTCTTTGTCGTAGATCCAAGCGGCCACGTCAATTAAAGGGGCGCTTCCTTTCCAGATGTCCTGCGATGACGTGTGGTTCGGCAATACGACTGGCCTTCTACAGGAAGCGTGCTCAAAAGGTACAAGACCCCAGCCTTCTCCGTTAGCTGTATTAATACCAACGTCACACGCGTTGTAGATCTTATTTAGAAGTTCATCAGGAGGCGCATCCACGTAATTAATATTGTTACTAGTCATGACCAGACGGCCATCTGGATTCAGGTCTTTGCGCCTCATTTCGGTGTCAAAAATAGCTCGAATATCCCAGCCGAGATCTTTCTCACTCATGTGTAAGTACAGAAGAGTGTCTGGTTTATCTTTCGCAAACTCAGCGAACGCTTTAATCGTCAGATCAATCTGTTTGCGTGGTTGATTTCGGTTTGCATTCAAAACGATAAACTTGTCTTCCGGGAGGCGAAGCATTTTCCGAGCTTCGTTCCTCTCCATGGGAAAGAATTTATTGAGGTCGAGCCCGTGAGGGAGCACACCAAAGAGTTTAGGTTTTACACCTTGACGCATGAGGCGGTTAGCCTGTTCAACACTGAAGGTGATCGCGAAGTCCCAGTCTTTTATATAACGAAGCATAGAGTTTACATAGTACTCTGAGTCGACTGGGAAGTAAGCAATAAATTTAAATTTCAGCGAGTCTTTAAGTAAGTGAACCCTTTCCCATACCTGGTTTACGATCCAGATGTCATTTAAACAGATAATAAAATCCGGTTTTTCCTGCTCTACTACCTTAGGCAGACGACCAATACCAAATCTGTCAGCTGGGTTATTTGCAGCTGCAGGGTAAACCTTAAAAGGTAAACTATGCGGATCACCAGCGTAGTTAACACCACAGGCTACGATTTCGTGATGCTTAGCTAGATGCTCAAGGACACTGTGTGTTACGCGAGCAAAACCAGTATTAGAGAGGATGTCCCCGTACCAGAGAATTTTTGCCATTAAGAGCTAGAATCTTGCTAACACTATACAGATAGTCCTTTAATAATGCCCAGTAGAGAAACCTTTGCTTACCGCAGGAACTTAAAGCTTAGGGCTGCGAAAGCTGTGGATACAGAGAACACAGAGCTAGATAGTATTTTTAGTCGAGCTGCAGATGACTTCCATACATTCTGCACCATTATGGACAAAGCTCCTGCAGCTCATATGCTGGAGTGGCACAAACACCTGATAACGGGTGAGAGTAATAGATATCTTCTAGATATCGCAGGACCAAATCTAGATATTCTGGCACCTAGGGGTAGTGCGAAGTCTACCGTGCTGAATATGTTTACTGCATGGATTATTGGTCGTCATACTACTGCGCAGCTACCGTTACAGATTATTTACTGCTCATATAACATCGCCACAGCTATTCCGAAAAGTCGAATTATTAAACAGATTATTGATTCTTCGACTTTTAAAAAGATCTTCCCCAAAGTTCAACTCAGGGCTGGTATGCAGTCAGATATCGGCTGGTCAATTGATTTTGACTACGCAGGTATCAGCCGTGTGGGTGATGAGGAATTCACACTTAGGGCAGCAGGGCTACGAGGTTCGATCACGTCTAAACGTGCTCATTTAGTTATTGTCGATGACCCTATTAAATCGAGCACAGATATTAAAAACCCGGCTATTCGCGAAGAGATGAACAATAACTGGAGTTCTGTTATCGCTCCGATTATTTTTGAAGGAGGTAGATCTATTTGTCTGGGAACTCGATTTCACCCTTTAGACATCCATAAGACGATGTTTGTACCTGAGAAAGGGTGGAAACAGGTCCAACAAGAAGCACTTACATACGATGATGACGGTGAAGCTGTTAGCTATTGGCCCGAGCAGTGGAGTGTCGACTACCTACAAGGGCAAAAGGAGTTAGATCCGGTTGCTTTTGCTTTCCAATACCAGCAACAACCGGTTATGACATCGGATCTGGTTTTATCTCCAGACCTTCTCGTTAAAGGTGATGTCGTAACTGAGTTTGATTCACTGGCTGTCGGTATTGATTTATCGGCTAGTAAAAACGAAACTTCAGACTATACGGCGTTTGTGCTTGGAGGTAAGTTAAAAGATAAGTACTACATCATTGATTCGCACCAAGTGCGTTCTATAGGAAACCTTGAGAAGATCGATTTGCTCTGTAAGATGCTCGTCGAGTGGGGTATTCTTCAGGAAGATCCGGAAGGGAAGTTTTTTCCTACTTATTCGACATGCAGCCTCGTGGTTGAATCTGTTGCTTACCAAGCTTCTTTGGCCGCTGACCTTAAACGAGTAATGCTTAATGAGTGGGGCTTAGGTAACCTACATATCCACGAGGTAAAAGGGTTTCGGGGAGATAAGATCGCCAGATTTCGGGGTACATTAGGTCTCCTGGAGAATAAAAAAGTAATTTTCAACAGGTACCGTAAGTTCGATGCGCTGTTTGATCAGTTAATCAACATAGGAGCTACGTCACACGACGATTTACTGGACGCATACACACACTTAGTGTGTTTTCTACAGCGTCGAGGTAATTTCGAGATGGAGTACTGATGGAGAACTTCAAATTCGTTGTTTTCGTAACGGCCTACGACCCACTTTCTAGGTTTGACAGTCTCTTAGAGACACTGAGGGGGTATCAAGAGCTTCCAGGAAGTAAAGATGTCTTCATATACATCGATTGGGAGCATCGTGACGACAAGAGCACTGCAGAACAACTGTTAAAGGCGAATACTACGTTTAATAAGCTCGAATTAGTCGTGGCTGATGAAACCTGGCAGGGGTTTAACCTTACTTGGGCTCATAAAAATAAGCTTTTAAAAGATATAAGAGGTAAAAGCTATGACTTTTACATCTACACAGAGAACGATATGCTCTTTAGAAGCGAGCATTTTTTATATTGGTATCAGTGGAAAGACAGGCTGAAGAAATTAAACCTTGAGCCCGGTTTCTGTCGTTTTGAGAAGTACGAGGATAAGTTCGTTCCTTTTGATAACCACAGGGAGTGGCAGTTGAATAAACCTACAAAGAAAGTTTGGGGGGAACGGCCTTACGTAGTACAAAAAGTAATTACGCCTCTAGATGGAATAGTAGGTTTTGTATCTCTCGGTAATCCTTACATGGGAATGATGATACTCGACCAGGATATGGCTGACACTTATGCAGCTTCCGACTCTTCAGATCCTGTAAAAAGTTTTAAAAAGGTAGATTTTCGTTGCTGGCCGATCGCTGACAGAAGTTCTTTGGGTACTGCTTTTGAAAATGTCTCTGCTGGTCACGAGCATCGACGTGTTGTTCCGATAATCCACAGCGGATCTTCTGTGCAAATTCCGCCGTACGCTTTGTTAGAACACATGGATTCGAAGTACAGCCAACAGTTACAGGTGCAGTTAAACTCTGTCCTAGACATATCCCAGATGTTTGGAACGTCGTCTTCCTGAGTTTGAACGCCGAGTAGAAATGGCTGCCAATACAAAACCTGATGTCGTCAGTGCTTTAAGGAAACAGGATCCGGTAGATCATCCGTCTCACTACAATCAAGGTGGGGTTGAGACTATTGATTACTTGGAGTCGACTCTGACTGACTCTGAGTTAGTAGGTTTCATGAAAGGTAACGTAATTAAATATGTATCAAGAGAGCGTTACAAAAACGGTGTGGAGGACTTGAAGAAAGCGAAATGGTACCTGGATCGCCTTATCGAATACATCGAAAAGAACGGGTAGTCGAGTTAAGATATAAGAAATAGTCTTTCTATATGGATATCCGAGCTTTTGGTTCTGTTTACGGGCAGACCTCAGCGTTACCCTATGCGAGTGGCTTTGGCTGGGATCCTTCTTCCGGTCGTAAAAATTTTGCTACTTGTCGAGCAATTTTTATTGAAGCTAAAAGCACCAGCAGTAAAGATTATTTGACTGTTGAGATGTCAGACGCTCCCGGTCAGGAAGCCACTGCGGTTAACTTAGACGGTAACCAATTAATTCCCATCGCCTGTACTGCTCTTATCAGTGGCAGTGTTAATGCTGTTTTTGTGTTGTATTGATGGACCCTTATACTCAAGCTGCTTTCGGTTTTGCTCAGGCGTATCAGATGAATATGCGAGCTGCTGACGAGCAGCGCCGAGCGAATGAACCCTCTACCGATGCTTTTGCGGAGGAGATAAACGATGAACGAACTGACCTGAACTACTCACCCACGCCGCAAGCACCTACTTCTCCCACGGAGCAGTACACAGGTATCGGCCCTGACAACGGTGACTCTTCTGAGTTCGATAGTAACGATGCCGTAACTCGAGCTAGGCAAAAAGTTTCTAAGTATCTACAGAAGCGGGATTGAGCTAATATAGTTACATCTTTGTTAGCTCACTGTGCTCATTGACTGCTTTCCTTACTTTACCGAGCGTGAACTACTTGAGCTTCGTATCCGAATGCTTGAGGATCACGTAGATGGTTTTCTTATCACAGATGCTAATCGTACTCATAGAGGTGAAGACAAAGAGTTTACTTGTCTAGACACCATCCGAGAACTTGGCTTACCTGAAGATAAGATTCAGGTGCTGCACGTAGAGTTACCAACTTTCGAAGAGGCCCCTGACCCGTGGATCCGAGAGCGCGGTCAAAGAGATGCTCTCGGTGTTGGACTTCATATGATGCCTGATGACACGGTGTTCATCTGCTCCGACTGCGACGAGATCGCAAACCCTAAAAAGTTTGATGAGCTGATTGAATCAGTACATAAAGAGGAAGAAAAAATCGTTCGTCTTAGTATGTCTATGCACTACGGTCGAGCAGACCGTCAGTTGGTTTCACCTAAAGGAGAGCTTTTTGATTGGCGTTGCGGCGTGGCTTCAACTGTATCCAAACTCAAGGCATTCGGAACTCTCTCGTCGATGCGAGCGAGCACTAATAATCATTACATTGGCGACCGCGATGCTGGTTGGCATTTCAGCTGGATGGGCGATGCTGACAAGCGAAAAACAAAGCTCCGATCGATTGCCGAGTACTACATCTGGGATCGTCCAGAGGTACAGAAACTGTGTGAGGACTTTGTCCCTGAGGAAGGTAAGACTGACATGTTAGGCAGAGAAGATCACTTATTAACTTCGTACCCCATCGAAGATTTACCTCAAGAGGTATTAAAATTGGAGAGAGTGAGTAAGTATCTACTGCCAGATGGCTAATAAAATGCCTGCCGAGATTCTCGAGAAATTTCAGAAAGATCGAGAAGAGAAGAAAGCTCCTAGTGGCAAGGAATTACAGGAAGGTAAAGAGACGCGTGCTCGTGCGTTAGCTAAAGCACGTAAGGCTAAGCAGAACAGCTCCAAAAAATGATCCCTCTGCGGATCAAACTACTCTGTGCGTATAGATGTCAAGTTCTACTGAGACTCGTAATAGATTCACTGAGATCTTAGAGGCGTCGCGCACTCAGGATCGAAGCAACCAATCGTCCACGATGGTTGTTTTGAGTCATTTACAGCAGATGACCCTCCTTATGATTAAGAAGGGTCTAGCTTTTTACTGTGATCAAGATACGTTTAAAAGTAGAACTCGCTTTTTAAACGACGTTATTGCTCTTAACAAGCTGGACATTCGCTTTCCAGCAATCATCAGAAACTTTCTAATCGACGGCTGTGGCCTTTTCTACTTTAGGCCGGACCCAAAACTCAAATATCAAATTTACTTCTTCAACAAGAATCAGTACCGTGTTTATCACGATGTAAACGGTAACGTAAGTGAAGTTGTTATCGTATATAGCTATAAAGTTAAGAACGCAAACTTAGGCTTACCGAGTAAAAGTTATGGGCAGAACAAACGTTATGTTCGTCTAACTATTACTGCAGATGAAATTAGTGAGGTAGAAACTGATACTGAGTTGAGTTTTGACCTCGAGCCAGGAGCTGTTTTAACTCCTACCAAGAAGAGGCCCAACACGCTCGGCTTTATTCCAGCAGTTGAGGTGTTAAATAAACCCAACGCAAGTGGTACTGAAGGTGAGGGAGAGTTTGATCCTTTTATGGAGCAGATCGTTCTCCACGATCAGCTGACGCGTAATATCGCTAAAAACATTGAGTTCTTTGGGAACCCGACCTTAATCAGTTCTCGTCCACGAAGTGATCTGGTCGAGGCTAATGATACTCAGAGCACTTTCCGTCCAACTATTAGTAGCCAGAGTGGTTTCTCGGGCGCCAATAGTCCCTCGACTCGTGTGAGCGAGCCGTTTGGTACGGGAATGGGTTCAGGTCTTAGGGTTCCACGGATTATCGCGAACGTCGAACCTTCCGACCGTGTGGGCTATATGACGCCCGACCCAGTTAATGGTGATATGAACCGCTACACGCTTCTTTTGCGTGAAGAGATTCGTACTGCGTTAGGCGGTGTCGACGAGATTTCTATCTCTGCCGGTGCTACCGCGACCGAAATTAAAGGTCTCATGGGTCGAGCCCAGGCCACGGCTCTTCGTAAGAATAAAAGCTTCCTTACATATGGCTTCAATCGTCTCTTAGAGATGATGATTTACCACCAGGAAGAAATTTTCCGAGAATCGTTTATAGCTGCTGCTGGTTTGAAAGAACCAAAACCTCCTAAAGAGGAGACTGAGGAGTCGATTGCAAAGTATCAGCAGTCATTAGCAAGATTTGAAGCTAAAGTAAATCAGGCGATGAAAGTCGCCTTGGAGGAAAATAAAGTTCCTCCAGGTGTAGTCGGTTTACCGGAAGACGGTGAACGGGAGGTGACTTACAGGTTCCAAGGTGATGTCTACGAAGACACTGCCTATGACATCAATCAAAAATCGATTGTTGTTAGAAACCTGCAAGAACTAGGTGTAGACAGCATCGAAGCTCTGAAGTTTCTTTTCCCTGAAAAGACAGACTCTGAAAGAGCCGAAATGTTGAAGGGTTTCCCCTTCAGGATGGTGCAGCAAACACAATCAGCAATGCAACAATTTCTGGTATTATTAAGCCAGATGTTGCAGTCTCCGCATCCTCTTGCACCTAATCAGCCTCTCGCGGCTGATCCTAGACTGAATATCACTCCGCTCCTTTACAGGACATTCGACCACCTTGCGGAAGAACTAACTTACTCGGGTAGCTATGAGCCAGCAGATCCAAGCTTCGACCCCGAGCCCGGTCTCCCCGGCGGCAGCCCCGGCGGTATCCAACGACCAGGGCTCAACAACGTCTTACCCGCAATGGGTGGCGCAAACAGCTACCCCGGCGGTAGCTTCGGCACCTACAGCCCAACCGCCGTCGCAGGTGGCACCGGCTACGGACCCTTCTATCAGCAACCAGTACAGCCAGTCAACGTCGCAATCCTCCCCGAGCAATCCTTGGGAAGCAGCGATGGGCTCACTGGAGCGGGTTCTGTCGCAGGTCAACTCTCAGTCCCTCAGCCAGAATCTACAGTCAGCGCCCCAAACGCAGGCACCACTGGCTACTCCACAGCTCAGTCAGAATTTACAGGCCCAACCCTGGGCTTACCAGGCACAGCAGGAAGCGCAGACCTTACCTACCAGCGTCTCACCGACCCAGACTTCCTCGCAAACTTCTACGGCCCCGCAAACGAGCGTAAGCCCCGTAACCGCCGAGGTCGTTAGCCACTTTGGTATTGAGGCTCCTGGAATCCTCAACCAATACGCTTGTGGCTTGGAAGATCTGCTGATCGATCAAGCTACTAAGCTTGATTCTGTCACTGCTCGCCACGACGCGATGCAGACCATCCTGACAGATCCCGACCATCTGGCTAACTACACCGACCGCTTCTTTACTGAAGTTGTGCCGGTCGATGTTGACGAGAATGCTCTGGCTAACCAGGGTATGCAGCAGCCTCAGGCTTATCAGCAGAACTACGACATGCCTGCCCCTCCTGCAGGTGCCGGTGGTTCTTCTCAGAACGTTGCACCCCAACAACAGTGGGAGCAGTTCTCCGACGTGATGAACCGCAGCCCCGAAAACGCTTGGCGTATGCTCCAGAACATGGGACCCGAGGCTATGCGCTCGAAGCTCCTGTTCATGGAACCCAACTGATACAATCTTTTTGGATCCCCAATCAACCCCCTGCTAAAACAGGGGGTTTTTTGTTGCTATTGTTAATTTAAACGACCTTAGATCGATGCGTACCTTAGGAGACCGTCCTAGCAAAAAAGCTAAGGAGGATAAGCAGGAGACTTCAGCGCAGACAGAAACTTCTTCTGCTCCGCAACCCGAGACTCAAACTTTTGACGAATCCGTGGATATCGATCTAGGCTGATTCGTCTTTAATACGTTTCTTTAGTCTCGCATCGATAAGTTTCTCGGCATTTGAAAGGATTCTTATCCCGGCATAACCGCAGATAAAGGAGGCGGCTACAGCCTCCTTTTTTGTGAGTTTAAATTTCTCTGCTACAGCAGGGCTTACGAACGTCGCTAAAAGGTAACCTGCTATTGCTGCTTTTATAAAGTAAACGATTAGTTTTTTTATCTTTTGCGGGTGAACGATAGCTTCAGTTATTGAGCCTGAAAAACAAGCAATTGATGTCTCTGCGTCTTCGAAGAAGAGTTCGAGGACCTTAGTGGCTTGGGTAAGCATCGAACATTATCTTTTTTAAATATTGTAAGACGAGTAAACTTAAGGTACATAGGTGGAGAGAAATTCGTGGTCTACACTCCTTTTACTAACTGGAAGTACGATAAAAATCTTTATCATCCCACCCAATCTGGACCTCAGCGGACGGGTAGTAATTTAAATCTCACAGATACCTACGTAACTTTTTCAAGCGGATACGTAACCCCTTCGGGTATTAGTCAAACATGGTATGCCGTTAACGACGAAGGTGCTGATTTTGGAAACGTACCTGTCGGTCCTCCTAATTTAAGTGGTTACTTCACCACGGAATGGAGAGCAGTTCCACCTGCTATTTCAGGTTATTGGACTAACTATGAAAACACAGCACCTCATTCCTCCGGGATGCTGGATAGCTATGTAGGTTTTAGGGCTCAAGGTCTTTACTCGACCGCTAATTCAACTGTCCAAACTGCTATAGGTCCTCAGCCAGGTTTAAGAAACTTTGGAAGCTTTACTTGGTATGGAGAACAGGTTCCCGATAATCAGCTTTACTCTCCGTTCCAAACACCTAGTTCAAACGACAACTCTATTGACGGGGGAGGTATTACAGGTGGCGGCGTAGCTCAGCCACGCGTTGCAGCACCAGCCCTCACAAACCCTACAAACGACACCACAGGGTCAAGAGCAGCGTGGGTTTATCACTATCCCGTCTACTGCAAAACATACACAGAAACTAGATATACAGGTGTTCCAGGGCAAATGGGATCTCCTGTGCGTAACAGTTATAGAGGTAAATCGAGTAGATACGTACCTAACTACGGTTCTGTTTACGGAAAGTTGGGTGAAGGCGTACGGAATATGGTTCGTACTTTTAGTCCTGGTGTTAACAGCTCAAACCAAAAATCGATTTAAAACGCTAAAAACGCAACAGTAGGTGGTTATTTACGGTGTCACAGTAGGTATAGTAAGAAGGTAGTTTTTTCGGAGACAAACGTTGTTTATTGACAACGATTTCCCGAAGATCCTAGGTGCGGAACTTTACCGTCCCCACCCCGCATACATCGTTGAGATGGCTGCGGAGCCGGTTGACAAACCAGCCGCCTCTCTGAGTAATTAGAGAGTGAACACCCGGTGAACTGCTGGAAACCCTTCTTAAAAGCTTCAGACCCTACAACGTAGCTGGCGACGGCAAGCGTGAATGGTTAAAAAGTCTGAAGTACGGGGCAATCAGCAGCCAAGCCTCTCAGGAATGAGTGGAAGGTTCATCGACTAGGACATACGATCCAGACCGGATTATGAAGTCCACTAGCGCCGGGGCTCCCAGTAACGTTCAAAACGTGGCATCTGGGAGCAAGATATAGTCAGTGCCCTAGGGATGAGAAACCTAGGGAACGGACCCGAACTCAAGGATCCTGACACGTGTTGTCCACGACTTCTTGACCTGTTAAGGTCTGGGAACTTCCGAGTGAAAGCTCGGTCGAACAACTCCGTGAATTGCTGGAAAGCCGGACCCGAAAGGGAGGCCAATCAGCAGCCAAGCCAATCAGAAATGATTGGAAGGTTCAACGACTAACACTGCTCGAATGCTCTCTCGAAGCGACCGCTCTTTCCTTAAAGGCGTTTGTATAGGTGATGGGTGCCTCCGGCATCAAATCACTTATCCGAACCTAGTGCTCCAGCATTCCAAAAAACAGTTTGAGTATCTCCGCTGGAAAGTGGGACGCTTAAACAGGATCTTTGGAATCAAGCAACCAATCAAGGATCGAGTATGCACAAGTCAGTCAGGAAAGTTTCCTGCTTGTCAGTGGTGGTCGAATCAACAAGAGCTGCTGCTTCCTCTGTATAAGGAGCTGTATCCACAAGGTAAGAAGGTTTTGACCCCTTCTTTCCTTCGTGACATCGGCTTAGAGGGTCTAGCTGTCGTTTACATGGACGACGGCAACCTACAACTCCGCAAGCGTGGTAAATCCACGGTTACTGGTGAGCCTTACATCAGAGAGCGTATTGTAGAGCTGGCTTTGTACGTTCCTTATGACACAGCTTTATTTGTGTCTGACTGGATCGAAAGCTTGACTGGTGCCTCATTGACTCCTCGTGAGCCGATGAAATTGAAGAGTCCCAACAAATGGAATCTTCGAGGCAACGGAACTCAAGCTCGCCTATTCGTAGAAGCTTTAAAGCCATACGGATGCAAAGCTATGAACTACAAATTCGACCTCCGCTATGACACTCGAACCAACCGAGGTAAGTCAAAGTGGAGCGAGGCTGACCGCAACAAGTTTGTTGTAGAAGCCGATAAGGTGACACGAGCGCGGAGCACCCAAACAGAAGATAATTCTTGCTGTGGGTGATGATATAGTCTACTCATCAACGCCCTTAAGTTGATGTTACGTGAGGATAAAGAGCCTCGCGGTGCTTACTAAAGCATTACAGGCAAAACAACCCGGCCAGACGGTTCAGTTAGATCGCTACCGGTTCTTCGGTAATCCTGGCTCTAAGGAATCCCGCGAGCGTACTGCTGAGCAGACCATCGGTACTGCCAACAGCCGCAATATCGTGAAGGATAAAGTGCTGGTGACTCTTAAGGAGTACACCGGTCCTGCAGATCCCTCTGATCCCACCCAGCCTTCTACCTTTAAGATCGCTCGGGAAACTCTTATCACTGCGCAGCGCCTGCTGCTTGATACGGGTAACCTGACCACCTTCCACCAGTCAATCGGCAGCCTGACTCTGCTTGATGACTATCGCCGGTGGCGCGATCGGGTGTTCATCAACGAACTCCTGAAATCTGTTTCTAAGGGCCAAGCTTCTGACTCCCAGGGCGGTTACTACTTCCCCGGCGATCTGGCAACCGGCGCTCTTAGCTACACCAACGCCGAGCAAGCTAAGTTCGACGTTAAGGACGACCTCCTCCGCGTGGTCAAGTCCCTGCGTAAGCGCAACACCCCGACCTTCCAGGACGGTTTCTATCGTTGCGTTTGTGATCCGACCTTCCTGATGCACCTGCGTCAGAACAGTGACTTCCGTGAAGTTGCTCGTTACCCCGGTAACGGTCAGATCAACCCCCTCATGTCCGGTATGCAGCCCAACGCTGCTCTGTACATGGGTCAAGGCTTCGGCCAAGCCACTTTCGTGGCAGGCGAGCCCATTATGCCAACGGGCTTTGTTTTTGAAGGTGTGCGATTCTTCGAATCCACCAACATGCCTTCTCAGACTCAGAACGCAACCATCGCATCTTCCACCGCTGACTACAACGCAGCAGTTGGTATCTTCTTTGGTCCCCAGGCAGTTGGTGTTGGCATCGGCGGCAACAATGCCCAGGTGCTCCTCAACAACAACGACGACTTCAGCCGTTTCATCATGATGATCTGGAGCCTGTACGCAGGTTTCGAGCTTCTGAACGCTGACTTCGTCACCGTTGGTTACTCTTTCGACGCTTGAGGAGGTAACTAACAATGGCTATTAATTCCAATCAGCTGCACGTTGCCAAGATTTATCCTGGCAACTACACCAACGTTCTTCGTTACTGGCACGAAGAAAAGACCATGCAGTTCGAGAACGCCAATGGCGTTCAAACGAGCTACACCAACCAACCCGTTGGTGGCCCCGTGGGCGTGGTGTTCCGTCCCGGCTGGATTGCCCAGCAGGCTGTCGGTTATGTGGACATGAGCTTCCAAGCTCTTGGTTCCACCAACCAGCTTTCTTACTACACCCGTCCCTACGGTTCTGGTCAGAACAGCGCTGAGCAGCCTTTCCTGAACGGCGACGTTATCGTTCCTTCCCCTGACTTCCACAAGGATGTCCGGGCTGATATCACTGACGGCATCAAGGCTCCTGCCGGTGCTTATGTGTATCGCGCTTCTCTGCGTGTTGACGGCGGCGACCTCGTCAGCTCCGGTATTGCAGGCGGTACCGCAACTCCTGGCCTGACCCTGATCCCCAGTGTCACCACCAGCATCCCTACTGACGGCACCGTGGTGTCTGGTCAGTTCGGTGTGACCATTGACGGTGCTAGCAGCCGTATCGCTAACGGCTCTACTGCTTCCGCCAACATCATCGACTCCAGCGCACTTTCTGCTCTGGGTTCGGAGACTCAGTGGAAACTGTTTGCCACCGTCGCTAGCGGCGCTGTCAACGGTGTTGCTCAAGGCTCTGGTGTCTATGACCCCCGTGCTTCTGCTGGCAAACTGTCTGGCGAAGACAAGGCTCTCGCTATTTGCGAAGTCTGCTGGATAGTCCCCGACGAGCCTCCCGAGCGTCAGGACGTCGCTCTGCAGCCCGATGGTGTCATCGAGTCGCAGATTTACACTTCGACCTCGCCAAGTTGAGCAAGCTTTGACTCAACATCTAGCCCCTCCTGATATCCTTAGTAGGGACGAGCGAAACATTACCCCTCCTTCGGGAGGGTTTTTTATTGGTTTGGTGTTTTTAAGCAAATTTTTAGCGTATTAAGAACATTCTGGTGCCAGAGTTAGTAACGAGTACTTTGTTTTCCCACTTACATGGACGATAAAGACCTCTCAGATCTTAAATTAGAACGAAAAGAGTGTAAAAAATGTGGTGCCGTGTGGCTTAATGGGGAACATCACTGGCAAACAGGTGCAAAAGGTAATGAATTAGATCTTGCAGGGCTTGTGTGTAACATGTTTGATGACCCTGAGTGCATAAACCCTAAAAAAGGCTGGGATGGAGGTGACACTTGGGCCAAACGGAAGGATTTTTTAGATGGTTTAACAGATGCGCTCAATGACCTTAAAAAGGAATAGGAGATTTCTTGAGATTTTGCTCTAAACTGCTGCTTATATACTGACTTTCGGGATGGCTTCCAAAGTTTACAAGCCTAGTGGCATCAAAATCGATATTTTGTCGACTCACGACGAGGGTGAGTACTTCATGGTGCGCTCTAACACATCAGGTAAAGTTTTTTACGCCCATAAGGACCAAGTAGACGAGTTTGTTGAGGATACAGAACCTCAAGGAGGTGGAAATAAGTTGCAAACACGTCGTGGTCGACGAAAAGTTGTTCAGGAGCAAGAACCAGCAAAGGTCGTTAAGCCTCTGCCTCCTGTCGACAACCGGATTAATCTCAACAACCTGACTGCGGAAGGTTTGACTCAGTGTCTGCCCGGTGTTGGCCTTAAAACAGCTAAGGAAATTATTGAGCTCAAGCAGGGTTTGCCTGGTGAACGCTTTACTAAGCTTGAGCAGCTTGAATCAATCAAGCGCGTCGAGTGGAAGGAAGTTTTTGCCACAGGTTCTGTTTATGTTGAGTGATTAAATTAGTTCACTTATTTATTACTATCTAGA